CAAATTGAACGTCTAATTCTTACTCTTGGGCCTGCGCCTGCGTTATTCCAAGTTACGCCACGATATTTGTTTGCCATTGTTTACTCTCCCTTAGTTGTATAAATGTATTTATCGCAAAGGTGGAAAAATAATACACTTATATAAAGTATATTACAAATACTTATTACTGTGGTGTGTTGTTTTTCTTAGTAAGTGCCTTGTTAGCTACTGTAGTAGCGGCCGCTCTAGAAGCCATGCCCTTAACACCTTTTGAAACTAATGCTCTACCTATTGCACCTGCTACTGCACCTACTGCCGGTAAAATTTCATCAATTTTTTCATTGCCTGCAAGTTTTCTTAGTCTTGCTAATTCTGGGCTTTCTTGTTTCATATCTTTATGAGGCTTTCCACATGAATCACATATAGGTTTTCCACAATCGCAACCACAGTCACAATATTCAGAACCTTCGTTAGTTGATTCCATCATACCTAAATCAGACAATCTCATTTCTAACCATTCTGTTGGATCACCGTCTCTTGCTTTTTGTGTACCGTATGGCATTTCATCTTGATAGTACCCAAATAAATCCATGTAAAGTTGTGAGTCAGGATCTAGCTGACCAGTCGCTTTTACTTTTTCAGCGTCTTCTGGATAACTCATGAACATTGCTTTAACTTCATCTGCTTCCATACCTTCTTCAACAGATTCATTTGCTTTTTCTTTTTTATCTTTGGCCGCTTTTTTCATTGTTTCTTTTTTGTCGCCGTCACCATCGATATCAGCAAAGTCAGGCTTTGCTTTCTTTTCTTCTACTTTACTTTCTTCTACTGACTCATTTTTCAGTTTTCTTTGTTTACGTAGTAGTTCAGTCATTTCATCACTACTCTGAATTTGGTTTGCTTTTTGTGGGTCGCCAGCATCTTTGGCTTTCTGTGCCATATCTTTTAATTTTTTAATTTGTGCTTCGACTTTATCTAAACTGCCTGGTGTTCCTACTTTAGCTTCTTCAACTTTTTCAATTTCAGACATTAGTGATTCATAGATTTCATTTTCATCTAAAGAATATTCTAATGGGTTATCGCCTCTTGAAGGTGCTTTGTCTAAACTTTTCTTTTGTTTTGGAATACTTTCACCTGATTTTTTTGAGTAGTCATCTAAATCTAACTTGTCGTTAGCTGGTGTTGGTTGATATTCATTTTCTTCTATTGATTCTCCACAACCACATGATGAATCTTCCATACCTGCTAGTTGCATCATACGTAGAATTTCTTCTGCATGTTCTGTGCTTGTGTTTGAAGTAGTAACTGATTTTCCGTTATCATCAGTAACAGTTAAATTGTAGTGTTTACTCATTTTTCATCTCCTGAGATAACAGAAGGACTTGATTTCTCATCTGTATCCATTTGTTCAGGTGCTGGGTCTCTTTTTTCTTTTGGACTTAATTCATTTTCTTTTGTTTCCATCTCTTTTGGAGTTAGAGACTTTAGAAAGTCATCAACAAAAGTACGACCATAGTTTTCACCGTCATCTGATTTTGATTCTTCTTCGGAAGTTAAAAGAGGCTCTTTGTCTTCTTTATCTTCTTCCTCAGTTGGTTCCCAACCTTCTGGGTGAACTGCAACATGTGACAAATGCATACCTAATAAGTCTGCTAATTGTTGACGTAAGATATCGGCTGATACAGGATAACCTGTAACAACATCAATCTTTGAAACTTCTGAATTTTCTACTTCTTTGAAGAACATCGGATTTTTAGATACCGGTGTAGTAGATGTTTTAGACATGTTTCTTAGGTCATATTTACCTAAAAACTTTTCAAGTCTATCTTCGTCATTACTATTTAATTCACAGCAAAAACGCATTGTGAACTTATGTTCTTTTTCTGATTCTGTTAAAAATTCTTTAAAACTTTTCATGTTGCTCTCCAACGTATATTCTTATTTATCATTTTTATGGATTTTTTATTGTTTTTTATCTGTTGCCTTGTCTGCTACCTTCTGTGCATCTGAAATACGCTTCAAAAGTTCATTTCTATCGATATTTAGAGTACCTTCCGCTGTAATTTCATCATCTGACTTACTGATATCCCTATCTTTCTGATGATCCAGCTTTGCTTTCTGTAGTTGTAGGTTAATCATACGTAGTTTTCTATCTACTTTGCTGTCTTTAGCCTCTTTTGCTGTCTTTAGTAGCTGATTTGCTGTTTCTAGTATCTTTGCACCAGCATGTACTTCAACATTCATACCTAATTGTAGCATATCTTCAAATGTCTGTATTGCTTTAGCATGTATATCGTCCATTTCTCTATCATGCTCATTTAAGTCTGTCACCATAGGTAGTGCGGCATCAATTTTTTCAGTATTTTCTATTTCTGCATTTAATAACTCTGTAATTTCTTTAGATTCTTCAATACTAGGTGTATTATCTTCTTTACCTTCATCTTCTTCGTTAGATGATATATTAAATGTTTCTTCTAATTTCTTTGTCATACGTTAATACCTTTCAATAATGTATTTATATTAACTTCTAACATTATTTTTTTCTTCTCTTAACAGGCTTTGGTTTTTTAGTATTTTGATAGATATCGCCTTCATTTAAAACACGAAAACGCATACCTCTTTTGTTTGCCCATTTAGTTGCCGCGTCCCATTTTGCGTAATTCTGTACAACTGCCATTTTATCAGTACGTCTTCGTGCAAGATCCGGCTTAGATTGTGTTGCAGGTTTTATTTCAACTAGTTCTGCTTTCTTTTGACCTGCTTTGTCCATGTATACAATAACAAAGTCTGGTACATATGCTGTTACTTTGCCATTGAGTGGATTTTGATAAGTTATTTTGCAAGGTTCACTAGCCCAAGCAACTACACTTGGATTATCGTCACAGAAATTCATGAAAGTGAACTCCCAACTACTTCTAAAAGTTGGCTCTCCCTTGCCAGAATACTTCTGTGGGTTTTTTATAGTATATTTTCCTTGATGATATTTTTGTCTCATTTAAGAATAGCCCTTGCGACATATTTATTTGGTTTCTGAGGTGATACTTTCCCTGTCTGATATCCAAATCGCAAAGCACTATTTACTACAAATGAACCTAAGTCATTTAAGTTTATATCGTTGTTGACTTCATTAACTAAATTATACGGACTTACACCATAGGACCTTGCAACATTGACCAATTCTCTGGCAAATACATTTGCTTTTTCATCTGTAAAGCCTTTCTTTACTAATTTTGCTTTTAGTACGTCAATATCAAATGCCATTATCTAATACCTTTTGTAAGATTTTTTAATACGTTAATATTTGATTGTGCAGAGTTTAATGTAGCTGATGTTGAGTTTGTAGATATATTAGAAGGTATTGTAGTAGTTTGTATTTGACCACCACTAGCCGTACCTGCATTATTAATACCGTCTCTTATTAAATCACCTGCTATACCAAATCTACTTTGTGATGTTTTGCTAAGATTTTGTAGTGTACCTATACCTGTGTTACCTACAATACCTTGAGCCGCTGAATTTCTTATATTACCCCAATTAATTTTACGTCCGTTGAAGAACGCATTAACCAATTCATTTTTTATAGCACCTCCAAAATTACTACCGCCATATGTTCCTGTACCACCGTCATATGTGTTACCTAAATTAGCAAAATCTGCCACTTGAGGATATTTTGTTTCTGGAACAAAAGGATCTCTAAATCTAGGTTCTGTAGGAACTGCTTCAATAAACTGATGTCTTGATTTTGCTTCTTCAAATTCTGCTTCTGCAATTTCATTCTGTGCATCTAGTACTGATGAAAACCCTTCTAGTTGTTCTGGTGTAAATTGTTGATTTGGATCAATGCCATCTTTTCTTCCTAACGTAGATAAATTATTCGTTTGTGTTGCATTGTACAACTTAGATAATTCATCTTGTTTTTGTTTATTAACTGTATCATTAGTTGCTTGAAACTTACTAGGTGATATAAGGTCTTGTAATAAAAAATCAACCATTTCTGCTTTGTAGCTTGAATAGTCGCCGTTTTCAATATCACTTATTGCTGTTTCTAGGTCATAAGGAAGACCGTCTGTCATCCAACTTGGGAACGGTACATCCTCTGATACTGTAGAGAATACAACATTCTCTGGTTGAAGTGAAAGTTCGATAGTTCTAAGTTCGCTGTTAGAATAGTCGCTAGGTGTAAATGTGATGTTAGTAACTAATGGATTTACTAATTCAATTTTCTGTATAGCACCACTTCTAGGGGCACCTGTTAGGAATTCTCCTTGTGCCAACGGATCATCCGAGCCGTCTATATTACCAAAAAAGTGAAAAATAGTAACCTTTTCGAAACTTTGATGGAATGGTTTTCCTTTTTGAGAAAATTTTCTACCTTGTGCATTCAAATCTCTTAAACTATTTTCTATATTAGCTGAATCTGTACTCATTTGACCATTTTTGAAAAACTGATTATATATTCCCATAGCAAATGAAAACATTTCACCATTTACAACATCATACATTGATAATTGTACTTCTGGAAAATCTACACGTGTTGGTACATATACACGCTTACCATATCTATCGATAGGTTGTGTAGTTGTGGCTACTGATACACCACTTACTGCTTTTGCAAATTTATTAAATGGAAGTCTAGTGCCTGACATTGTTCTTCCGTTGATATCATGAAATTCAACGTAGAACATGTCTCCCGTTTTGGGAGCAGAGGTAATGGGTCCGACACCGCCGAACCCAAACCTTTTTCTAGCGTTGGCATTATCTTGTACTAAGATATTGCCTTGTTTATTTTGACCAGCCTGTTTTGAAGTAGCCATATCAGCTTACCCCGAATTAACCAAGAATACTAGAGTTGTTAGTAAATGTAGTATCTGGCATGATTTCAGTATCAGTGAATACAGCGTTATCGTACTGTAGTGTTAGTGCGATAGTTACTGGATCTGAAACTGAGTAATCAGATTGAGAGTAGTCTGCATTCTGAACAAAACAACCTTCTAGTTGCCATTGTTCGTTAGGGTTACCTGAGTTACCATCTAAGATTTCAATTAGAGTAGAAAACTTATAGTTAGTACCTGCCGCCGGACCAGCTTGATTTCTGTGGTTTAACTGCGATTGTACTTGTCTACCAACTAGTTTAGTTAAGTTGTTTGCGATATCATCACGTAAAGTAATTGTGATAGGTTCCCATGTGTGTTTGCCCATCATATACATACGTGAGTTATATGAATCTACTGGAATTGATTCGTGTGTAATTTTTGGTCTAGTTACGTTCATAACTTGTCTTGTGAACTCAGTAGTGTTAGTTGCTACACCACCGAAACCTGCAACTTGAACACGGAAACGATAATTCAGTTTTGGCTGTAGAATACCTGAGCCAGTAACTGTATCACCGGAATCTGTAGGTACACCGAAATTATTTAATGTTCTTGCCATTGTTTTGTCTCCTAAAAAGTTTCGAAACTTCGTTTATAAGAGTATTTATCAATAATGTTAGGAATTAAAGTTGTAGTTAATAAAAAAGCCCCTTATTTCTAAGGGGCTTTAATAAATTTGTTGTTTTCTCTAGAATTATGCTAGAGATTCGCCTGTATTTCTGATACGTAGCGGAATGTAGATGAATTCTACAGCTTTCACTGGTTGAATTGCAACATCTACCCATAACTCGTTTCTATCGATACGAGCAGGAGTGTTGTTTGATTCATCACAAACTACTAAGAAGTCATACAAGCCTCTGTTAGTAACTAATTCACCACAGAAACGTTCTACTGCATCACGTATATTATCACGTGTAATCTTATCGTTTTGTTCGAATAAGAAACCACGAGATAGTTGATCCAAATTGAAACGCATGTAGTTTGTTAGTCTTGCAACATTGATACGGTCAAGTGCTGATGCAAATGCCTGTGTTGTTTTCTGACCATAAACTACTAGACCTTGATTTGGAAGGTCTGCAATTGGATTCATACGACTTGTGTAAAGAACATCTCTTTGTCCGTTGCTTAAACGTACTTGTGAAAATTCGTTCTCATCATTTACATAACCAACTTTACTTGCGTTAGTTACAACACCACGTGTCAAACCTGCTGGTGCAAACCATGGGAATGATACTTGGTCTGAGAATGCGATTGTACGTAGAGCAATAGCTGATGATGGAATAACAACATCATTACCTGATAAGTCTGTAGATAGACCATGTGGATAATAAACACCTGCATATGTTTCTGCTGGCATGTTGTTAGTTGCCCAGTTTTTAAGAGAAGTAGAATCTGACTTAAGATCCATTGGTGTATCACCAATTACGAAAGCAATTTCTTTCTTGTCTTTGTTTAGAGCAATCATTTCATCCATTAGTTCTGGATATCCAGGTGAAGCGATTAAGTTGAAGTATACTGCTTCTGAACGTATACCGTCATTACTTGATAATGCGCCTTGCATTGCTTCAACAACCATGTGACGTTGTGCATGTTTACCAAACTTACCTGAACCATCTGTGTTTAAACCTGATGCCCACTCCCATGCACCGTTAGTATATTTCTTAACGTTGTATGTTGAGTAGTCCATGTTTACCATTAGAATATTCTCTGGGTATAGTTCTGGGTTTGGAGCACTTGCATGAATTGTACGAGTGTTTGCATTTCCGTTAGCATCGTATGGAGCGTCATATGAGTAGTGACCAAATACAACACCATTCGCTGATGATTGGTCTGCATTATCACGCTTAACCCATTTTGTATCCCATACATAAATTGCCGGATATGGCATCTCGTCAGAGTCTATCCAAATATCACCCGGTTGTAATGGTGATGTACCATCTTTACGAGTTGTTGGCATACCTGAACGTAATTGTAGTTCTTTTGATAAAAGACCATCTGTGTCTTCTGACCATGCATGATTTTGCCACTCCATAGCGTTACCATTGTAACCTGCTTTTAGAATTTCAACTTTTAAATCAGAGTTGTACCATAAAGCACCTTCAGTAATATTACCTTTTGGTGTTTCTGCATCTGCTTCGTATGATAAATCTGCCCATACACTATCAACGTTTGATGATTGTGCAAAGCCTAAGTCACCAAAACCTGATGCAAAGTCTACGTTTAATTCTAGACCATCTGTTTTAGTAAATCTGATTTTGTTTGATCCAACTTTTTCAATCTGTACATTTGCCGCATTTAAACCTGCGTTTGATTGCATCAGAATAACTAATGAGTCAAGTGTTGATGCATTTGGTGTCAAGTTAACTCCTTCTATAGTGAAGTCTGCTGTGATTGAACTTGTATTTGGAATAACACCTGATGTAATTGATGTTTCTGCTTTGCCTGTGTGTCTACGTAGTTCTACAAAGCCTTTAGTTGCATTGTATCTTACATATACATCACCTGCATCAATTAAATCTGCACCAGCTAAATCATCTGATCCGTATGTTGGTGCTTGTACGGCTGTGAATAGACCTGATGAAGCATCATAAACTGATACTGCTAAATCTAATCCAGCACCTTGTGTAGCCAAACGAACATAAACGTTACCAGTTGATAATGCTGATGTACCATCTGATTGTGTTGTTGGTGCGAATTTTGAAAATTGGAAATCTGCTGAACCTGTGTCGCCTAATACGACCCAGTTAACTCCAACTTTTTCCCAATATGTAATTTTTACTGTTGAGGCAACGATTGCGATGTCACCTGCTGAACCATATGTGTTCACTGGTGAAGCAAATCCGTCTGCGTTTACGGCTTCGACATTACCTGTTCCTGGTGCATCATATAACACTTTTGGTGTATATGCAACCCAGTCTGTTCCATCATGTCTGAATACTCCAAACTTTGATGCTGATGTGTCGTGCCAATATGTTCCTGATGTAATTGCGCCTGCAGGCTCAGATGTAGTAGCTTCTAACTGTGCTAAGTCAATTGGTGCTCTTAATACATAAGCGTTATTTGATACGCCAAGATATTGATAAGCCCCTAAAAGACCATATTCACTAGTTTCTGCTCCTTGCACAACTGATCCGCCAACTTCGTAGAATTTAGGCTCTCCGAAAGTCTCAACTAATTCTCGTTGTGAAGAAACAAGATATGCAACACCGGCATTTTGCTCAAGTGTCCCAGAAGCGATAGCTGA